GCGGCAAATAAAAATTTAGATCGTGGTTCACAGCGGCGTGTTGACAGCCGGCGAACAGATGAAGTTGATAGCATCAAGAAAGGCATTGATAACTATGCGCCGAAGAAAGCTCCAGTCCGAAACATCATTCGTGGAAAGGTGTTTGGCAAATTGAGCGACACTGAAACTAAAATGTTTGCAAGAAAGCGCGTCCAGGAAGATGTGAACTTGCAGGAATTGGATGCAGACACGTTACGGTCGTATATTAGTAAACGGGCAAAGCCAGGACAACTTGATGCAGCTCGTAAAGGAGATTCCACAGCTAAAAAACAAGTAAAGGGCATTAGTAATGCAAATGCTTCTCTTACTAAAAAATACAAATCTAAATTAACCGCTGCATACAATAATGGTGCTGCAGCAAGTTACAACAATGCAAAACCTGGTACGTATCACGGAGATTGATGTGAAAACATTTAAAGATATCAGAAACATTGTAGAAAGTCATTATCCAACTCAAGGATCTTCTGTTGAATATCCTAAGTATAAACAAATGGATATGGACAATCTAGTGAAGGATGCTATTGGAGATATTCCTGAAGATGACGGGCCTCACACCAGTGATATACCAGATGTACCAAATTTCACCACAGTTGCCAAACCTGAAGATGTGATCAATCAACCGGCATCGGAAGGTAACCGAGATGTGACATTGCAAACGGCTACACGAAAGACAGGAAAACCGTTCAAAACAATTCGTGTGAAGTCCATGAGATATGGTGTTGAAGATTTATCAGGTGCAGTTGCATCTGTTGCCATGGGCGAGGCAAAGGAAGAAGATCAAGGAGAATATGATTATGAAGGGGACATGGCAAAAAGTCAACTTCGCAGTATTGTGTATAATGCCAAAATGCTTCATGATATGCTGGAAGATGACACCAATTTACCTGAATGGGTGCAATCAAAAATAACGTTGGCAGAAGATTATATTGTCACGGCTGCCCAATACATGCAATCACAAATGAGTGAATCCAATCTCACTCCATATAGAAATACTGAACGAGGTGTTCAGGGTACTAAAAGAAATGGATTGCCACGTGTATCCAATGCCAAACAATTCTTTCGTCCTCCTGAAGGCTTCACAAAGAAGGGTGTAGAAAAAGGTAAAGGCACGGTTATAGCAGTTTCTGTATATAAAAAGAAAAAGTAAACAAGAGGATATATAAATGGCACTCGTCGTTTTAAAAAATACACCTATTCATGCTGTTGTTAAAGTCACGGGTGTTGGTGCACAAACAATTGCATTGGCAACGGATTTGTTACACACAAATCAAACAGCAGCAACACCCACAGTAAACATTTCTGCCATTCATTGGGCAGTACCAGGAACCACTGGAGCAACTATAAAAAGAAACAACGTTACTCAATGGCCTTTAGTAGGGGCATACAGCCATCAATTCAATGGATTCAGTGACAACACATTGAACACATATGATATCGTGGTGACCATTCCTGCTGAAGGTGGCACAGTAATTCTTGAATTGCTGAAGGTGTCTGGATATGGTAACACACAACACAGAAATCCATCAGATGGAGAACCATGATGAAACTCATTGCTGAAATTGTTGAAGATGTGCAATACATCACAGAAGGAACCAACAAAGAGTTGTATATCGAAGGGATTTTCTTGCAATCTGAAATGAAGAATAGAAATGGACGTATTTATCCCAAGAACATCATGGAGCGTGAAGTTTCACGATACATGAAGGAATATGTGCAGGCAGGAAGAGCATTCGGAGAATTGGGACACCCCGAAGGACCCACCATCAATCTGGATCGTGTTTCACACATGATCACATCATTGAAAGAAAACGGAAACAATTTCGTTGGTCGTGCAAAAATTATGAATACCCCCATGGGTAACATTGTGAAGAATTTAATTGATGGCGGAGCAAAACTCGGTGTATCATCACGGGGTATGGGGTCATTGAAAATAAACAATGACGGAATCAATGAAGTTCAAGATGATTTCTATCTGGCAACAGCTGCTGATATTGTTGCTGATCCTTCAGCACCAGATGCGTTTGTACAAGGTATCATGGAAAACAGAGAATGGATGTTTCTTAATGGGTCATGGACCTATCAACACATTGATGAAACCAAGAAGATTATGGAACAAACCAAGGTTAAACAGCTCGAAGAAGTGAAATTGCGTGTGTTTGAAAACTTCTTGCACAGCATTTCAAAGAAGTAATTCATATAAATAATAATACGAATTTGTAACGACAAATTAGGAGATACTCAATGTCCGTAGAAAACAAGATTAGAGAAATGATGTCTCACAAATTGGAAGAAGCTCATTCTTCCAATATGTTGAAGCCAGGTGCAGGAGCTAAAGAAGCAGCACCAGCAAAGCAAGGGTCATCAGAAGATGCCACAATTGCAACTCAAGATGATGAAGCCTCACAGGGCAAGACACAATCTGCCAAAGCCAAGAAGCAACCCGTGCCAACTGCACAGGGTGCTGGAGCTGCTCCCAACTTCACAACTGTTGCGGATCCTTCATCAGTGGTGAATCAAGCCACTTCCAAGGGCAATGTTCACAATGAACAAGAAGAAGTGAGCAACGAAGATTTCATCACCGAAGAAGAATACAATGCTCTTTCTGACGAAGAAAAGGCAGAATATGAAGCTCTTGATTTAACAGAAGAAGATGAAATGGAAGATGACAAGGAAGATGAAAAGGAAGAAGATGAAAAGGAATCCAAGATGTCTGCCAAGAAAAAAGCCATGATGAAGAAAATGAAGGAAGAATTGGCACATGATGTGGAAAATCTTTTTGCATCAGAAGCTGATCTGTCAGAAGATTTCAAGAACAAAGCAGCATCATTGTTTGAAGCCGTTGTGATTGCACGTGTGGCACATGAAGTTGAACAAATGGAAGATGTGCTTGCTGAAGCGGCTGTTGACACCATTGCTGAAATAGAAAACGCATTGGTGGAAAAAGTTGATTCATATCTTTCATATGTTGCCGAACATTGGATGGAACAGAATCAAGTTGCCATTGTTGAAGGCTTACGCGCTGAAGTAACAGAAGATTTCATTTCCGGATTGAAGGTGTTGTTCAAGGAACATTACATTGAAGTCCCAGAAGAAAAGTATGATGTTCTTGGCGAAATGCAAGCACAAATTGAAGAACTCACTGCTAAATTGAATGAAACAATTTCTGAAGCAGTTGAATTAAACACCGCCTTGATTGAATCAAAGCGCGATGTGGTATTCAACAAGGTCACATCAGATTTAGCAAACACTGAAGCTGAAAAACTTCGTGGGTTGGTTGAAGCAGTTGAATTCGACAACGAAGAAATTTTTGAACAAAAGCTCTCAGTCATCAAGAACAACTACTTCCCAAAGAGTGGCAATTCAGTAGCAGCTTCATTGACAGAAGAAGATACCATCACTGAAGAAGTTTCAGGTTCAGTACAAAAATATGCTGAATTGTTGTCTCGTAATACGTTTGGAAAATAGTTGTTGTATAAATATTAGTAACGTTTAACAGAAACCAAGTAACATCATTAAACAGGAGACATTACATGTTTTTATCAGAAAATCTACAAAAGAAGTGGGCGCCGGTTCTTGACCATGAATCAATGCCTTCCATCAAGGACAACTACAAGCGTGCAGTCACAGCGGTAGTTCTTGAAAACCAAGAACGCGCCCTTCGTGAAGAAAAGGCTTCTCTTTTCGAAGCCGTTCCTGCCAACAACATTGCAGGTTCAGGCGCTACAGATATTGATCGTTACGATCCAATTCTTATTTCTTTGGTTCGTCGTTCACTTCCAAACTTGATGGCGTATGACGTAGCTGGTGTGCAGCCCATGACGGGCCCAACAGGCTTGATCTTCGCCATGAAGTCGAATTTCACTACACAAGCAGGCACAGAAGCGTTATTCAACGAAGCTGACACCTCCTTCTCAGGCACAGGTTCACAAACTGGATCAAACCCAGTTGACGGATCATACACACGCGGCACAGGATTAACCACTGCCGATGGTGAAGCTCTTGGTACAGGCGGCGGCGCAGGTGATTTTGGTCAAATGGCTTTCTCAATTGAGAAGACCACAGTAACAGCCAGAACACGTGCTTTGAAGGCGGAATACACAGTGGAATTGGCACAAGACTTGAAGGCAATTCATGGTCTTGATGCTGAAAGCGAATTGTCAAACATTCTTTCACAAGAAATTCTTGCTGAAATGAATCGTGAAGTGATTCGTACCATCTACAAGGTTGCCAAGCCAGGTGCTGCTTCAACAGCAACACCAGGAACGTTCGACTTGGACGTTGATTCAAATGGTCGTTGGTCAGTGGAACGTTTCAAGGGACTTATGTTCCAGATTGAACGTGACGCCAACGTTATCGCGCAGCAAACTCGTCGCGGCCGTGGTAATTTCATCGTCTGTTCATCAGACGTTGCAGCTGCTCTTGCCATGACTGGCAAGTTGGATTACGGCACAGGATTACAAGGCAATGATGCCATCTCGATGGATGACACAGGCAACACATTTGCAGGAACGTTGAATGGTCGCTTCAAGGTGTTCATTGACCCGTATTCAGCCAACATCAATTCTGCTTCACAATTCGTAGTAGTTGGATACAAGGGCACATCAGCATATGACGCAGGTATCTTCTACTGCCCATACATCCCGCTCCAAATGGTTCGTGCAATTGATCCTTCTTCATTCCAGCCGAAGATTGGATTCAAGACACGTTACGGCATGGTGTCAAATCCATTCGTAACAACGAACGGTCTACAAACAGGTGCTGCAGACCAAGATACATTCACATCAAATATCAACCACTACTATCGTCGCATGAAGGTTACAAACCTTCTGTAAATGATCATAGCAGTAAAAAAAGAAAAGGGAGAGTTCTTCGGGACTCTCTCTTTCCTTTTGCTTTGCTGTTTATCTTATAAATATTCTATATTCTTTAGGTTTATTCATGTTATCCCAGACATAGTAATGTTAACACCTTGTCAAGGGGATGTCAAGTAACGAGTTTATCCAATGACAACTATTACATCCAATAAAATCACCCTTCCTGAAGCATCATGGGAAAATCGTCAACCAACCAAGTTGGATTATCTACGGCCTAATGGTTTTCGGTTTGTGCTTCAAAATCTTCCAAAGGTGACATACTTTTGTCAATCTGCCAATATCCCTTCAATCAATCTGGGATATGCAATTCAACAAACACCTTTGCTGGACCTCCCGTATCCAGGTGAAAAACTCTCCTATGGTGAACTGAGTATTCGGTTCATGATCCAAGAAGATATGGCAAACTACATTGAATTGTACAACTGGTTGCTGGATCTAGGAGCACCTGATAACAACGATCGGTTTCAACAACGATTCGAGAATCAATCCATTTTGAAAAATCCAGGAAGAAATCCATCTGGGCGATTGGCGGATGGCACACCAGTTGTCAGAAACACTGACTCCACGGATTTCAGTGATGCATCCTTGTTGGCATTGGATTCCAACAATCATCCCATCGCCAGATTGAATTTCATCAACTGCTTTCCAATATCACTGTCTGGGTTGGATTTCGATGTATCAACTGGAAGCACCCAATATTTCACAGCACAAGCGCAGTTCAAATACAACTACTTCACCGTGGAAAGTTTAATCACCAGGACTTGACAGCATAGCTAGCATCTCTTATATTTTGTATATATTGTGGAGGTAGGGATATGAAACTGATTGAAATTCAAAGTCTTTGGGTGGATGATTGTAAAATAGATCAAACCAATTTGGGAAGAAGTGCTGCCCGGGTTCCTGAACTGCATGCCAAATATCTTAACATGTTAACATCCACTCGGCTTCAATATCGGAAAGCCGAGGCGGATTGTTTACGGTTGCGGAAACTCAAGCAACGCTATTATCGTGGTGAACTGTCCAAGGAGGAATTGGTGGAACTTGGATGGGACCAATTTTTGAGCAATCGTCCATTGAAAAATGAAATGGAGGACACCATGAACACCGATGATGATATGATCCGTGCCATGGATAAATTGGAATACATTAAAACGGTGTTGTATCAATTGGAACAAATCATCAAGAGCATTAACAGCAGAACATGGGACATCAAATCCTCAATTGAATGGTATAAGTTCACCAATGGTGGTGTATGAGTAAAATCACATTGAAAAAGAAAGATGATGTGTACTTGTATGTGGATGCTGATCCTGATGTGTTACTTGAACTCAATGATTTTTTCACGTTTGCTGTCCCAGGTGCTCAATTCACACCACAATATCGTGCAAAGCTCTGGGATGGTAAAATTCGTTTACTGAGCATCTTCACCCGAGAATTATATGTCGGGCTTTTGCCGTATGTTAGAGAATTTTGTAAAACCAATTCGTATGAGTTTCACGATGCCACCAAGTTCATTGGTGATGATATTGCTGCTTTACCCACCTTTATACAATCGTTAAACTATCATTCAAATGGAAAGCCTGTTGCCATCCGAGATTATCAACTTGATGCTGTGCAACATTCCATCACAACAGGACGAACATTGTTGTTGTCACCAACCGCAAGTGGAAAGAGTTTAATCATTTACACACTTGTTCGGTGGCATCAACAGTTCAATAGACGGCAATTGATTATTGTACCTACAACTTCATTGGTGGAGCAACTATATGGTGACTTTGCTGATTATGCTACAACGCAGGATTGGAAAGTATCTGAGAACTGCGCGCGCATCTATTCGGGCAAGGAAAAAATCACCGATGTTTCCGTGGTGATTTCCACATGGCAAAGTATTTACAAGATGCCGAAAAGCTATTTTGAAAACTTTGATGTGATCTATGGAGATGAGTGTCATTTGTTCAAAGCAAAATCATTAACTTCCATTCTACATAAGTGTACCAAAGCACCGTATAAAATAGGAACAACAGGTACATTGGATGGGACAAAAACACATCGACTGGTGCTAGAAGGATTATTTGGTGCTGTTCATAAAGTGACAACTACAAAAAAGTTGATGGATACAAAACAATTGGCGGAGTTGAAAATTTGTTGTTTACAACTAGATTACTCGGATGAAGAAAAACAGCTATGCAAGAATTTCAATTACCAACAAGAATTGGATTGGTTGGTTACTCATCCGAAAAGAAATTTGTTTATTCGAAATTTAGTGTTGGATCAAAAAGGAAACACCTTGTTGTTGTTTCAATTTGTTGAAAAACATGGAAAAATATTGTATGAATTGTTGAAAGACAAGATTGATGGCAACCGAAAAATATTTTTTGTGCACGGGGGCGTGGAAGCAGAAGATAGAGAACACATCCGAGCCATCACCGAAACACAACATGATGCCATCATTGTAGCGTCCTACGGTACGTTTTCAACTGGGATAAATATTAGAAACTTACACAACGTGGTGTTTGCTTCTCCAACGAAATCTCGAATCAGAAACTTACAAAGTATCGGTCGTGGACTCCGTCTTGGTGAACAAAAGGCAAGTTGTAAATTATATGATATCGGGGATAATCTTTCTTGGAAGACACACAAGAATTACACCCTGCTGCATCTCATTGAACGTGTAAAGATATACAATGAAGAAGGATTTTCGTATAAATTTCTCACGGTACCACTTCATGGACAATGATAATTTTTACAAAGTTATTCGATTGAAAACAGGTGAATCCATCATCTGTACTATGCAACAAGATATACAGTCATCGGCAACTGAAACACATCTATGTTTAAATCTACCGGTGCAAGTGGTTCCAATGCGTGAAACACGCAAAGACAATCAAATTATAGGTGAAAGTTTCATGTTGCGTCCTTGGATTGGATTGAGTGACAGCACAGAGTTTGTGATTAGTGCTGACATTGTTCTTACCATGGGCGATTTGAAACCTGAAGTACGAGAACAATATGATAGATACATGTTTCATGTAACTGAAACACAAAAAAGATTGGAGATTTCTAATGCTGTTATAGAATTTCTCCGTGAAGTTACACCAGGTGAAGTTCGAATAATTGACATTGATAATCATGGAGAACAATATGGCGAAGATGAAGAAGGATGAAAACAGACATTACATTGATAATAAAAAGTTTTTACAATCACTCATTGATTTTAAACAACTAGTTCATGCAGCTAAAGCTGTAAATGAAGAACGACCACAAGTTCCTGATTACATAGGTGATTGTTTCATTAAAATTGCCAATCATCTTGCCTACAAAAGCAATTTCATCAATTACAGTTTCCGAGAAGATATGATTCTCGACGCAATTGAAAATTGTTTAATTTACATGGACAATTTTGATCCCGCCAAGTCCAGTAATCCGTTCGCCTATTTCACACAAATCGCATATTATGCATTTGTTCGACGGATTCAAAAAGAAAAACGGCATCTTCAAACCAAATACCGATACATTGAATCCATGGATGTGGAAGGCATTATTCGCCAAGTGCATGATGAAGGCAGCTATGACAATGGATTTTTAAAATATTTGAAAACTCAGGTTGATTTAGCCAATCAAGAATTGCATGATGTGAAGAAAGACACAACAGTAAAAAGAAAGCCAAAATATCTACAGAAAAAAGATGCTGAACACCGTGAAATTTCCATGATGGAAGAAAATGAATTGATTGATGAATTAGTGGAAAAGGTGAACATCGTGGAAATTGAATACGATTGAAGATTGACAATTCCTAAATAATGTGTATATTACTTGTTATACTATGTGAGGTGACTAATGCGTATTCGATATTCTGAAATTTTCTATTCATTCCAAGGTGAAGCTGAATTGGCAGGCACACCTTCTGTTTGGTTCCGATTCTTTGGTTGCAATTTAAATTGCAATGGCTTTGGTCAAAAGAATCCAACGGATCCCTCCACATATGAATTGCCATTTCAAACGTTTGATGTGGATTCAGTAAAAAGTGTCAATGATCTTCCTGTATGGAAGTTTGGGTGTGACTCATCATATTCCTGGTCACAGCGTTTCAAACATCTGGCACAAGACGCCAACCCAGCAGAAATTGCTGATCGGTTGATTGCCGCGAATACAAGCGAACATAATCCAGAAGGATTATTCATTCATCCGAAAACCAATCAACCCATCATGCTGTGCTTCACTGGTGGTGAACCCATGATGCAGCAAAAGGCGATGATGGAAATTCTTCGTGAATTGCATCGAAGAAATAATGCGCCTGCAATTGTCACGGTGGAAACCAATGCCACACAAACCATTTCTGATGAACTACGAAATTTCATTAGTTCAGAATTCCCATTCCTGTCCACAGAAAAAACACGCTGGCATTGGGCAATGAGTCCGAAATTGTTCACAGTATCTGGTGAAAACCATGTAGTGAGTGCAGAAAACATCCATGAGTACACCTTGACCAATAGCACATCCATTTTAAAATTTGTATGTAATGGTACAACAGAAAACTGGAATGAACTTGACAATCATGTGAATGCGATTAGATTTCTATGTAAGTACAACATGCCTGCTGTCTGGGTGATGCCTGTGGGTGCCACGAAGGATGTCCAGGAAGATGCAGGTATTGGTGAATTATGTATTGAAGCAATGAATCGTGGTTATAAGGTTGCCACACGAAATCATTGTTATGTCTTTGGCAACGTCATTGGGAGATAATATGAAAGCACAACAGCGGTATAACGCAAACTCCATTCGTAACGCCTTGGGTAAATGTGACCCAGAACTTGGAGCAAAGGTGCATAAGCATCTCGTGGAGTTGGGTGTTGAAACACCTTTCAATGACACAGGTGAGTTTGCAGACAAGAAGGTGAAGAAGATTGAAAAGCACTTCACTGAGATCATGACAACACTTGGCATGGATTTGACTGATGACAGTCTCATGGATAGTCCTGCGCGTGTTGCTAAAATGTTTGTGAATGAATTGTTTTGGGGATTGGATCCGGCAATGTTCCCCAAGTGTACTGCCATTGAAAACAAAATGGGGTATGATGAAATGGTGTTGGAGCGTGACATCACAGTGACATCATGCTGTGAGCATCATTTCGTGACCATTTCAGGTGTGGCGCATGTGGCCTATATCCCTCGTAAGAAAGTTCTTGGACTAAGTAAGCTGAATCGTGTCGTGGAATATTTTTCGCGCCGTCCACAAGTTCAAGAAAGACTAGCTGAACAAATTTATCATGCACTGGCATTCATTCTGGAAACTGATGATGTTGCTGTTGTGATTGATGCAGAACATTTCTGTGTGAAGGCGCGTGGTGTTCAAGACCCCCATTCCACAACAGTCACTTCTAAATTGGGTGGTGCCTTTAAAGCTGATCCCGCACTTCGTTCTGAATTCATGCATCTGATTAGGTGATATTGACCATGAATGTGATGCTTGATTTGGAAACCATGAGTACTGAATCAAATGCAGCAATTTGTTCCATTGGTGCAGTAAAATTTACCCTTGAAGAAGGTATTGTAGACACATTTTACTGCACCGTGGATGCTGCTGATTGCAAGGCGCATGGGTTGGACATTTCTGCTGACACCGTTCGTTGGTGGAGTAAACAGCCCAAGGAAGTCCTGGAATCATTGCGTGAAAATAATTTGTCATTGATTGATGCGTTAACTGCATTTTCCAAATGGTATGGAACTCAACAACTTCCCACATGGGCATGTGGTTCCGACTTCGATAATGTCATCATGGAAAATGCATACAAGGCAGTTGAAATGAAACGTCCATGGAGTCCTTGGAAAAATAGATGCTATCGCACAATGCGAGAAGTAATTGCTATTCCTGAAACATCCCGTGAAGGCACATATCACAATGCTTTAGATGATGCCACACACCAGACTCATCATCTATTAAAAATTTTCAGGAGTTAACGTCATGTTTGAATATGTTGCATCAGGATTGTCCTTTCTCCGAGTTAGATTTAAAGAATCACACCAAGGAGCCACGGCACAACGATTGAATGACATGTGGGCTCTACTTCGTGGTAAACACAATCACGAATTTTCCTTTCTATATAATGCGTTCATTGAAAAAGAATTTGGTGAATTCTTTAAAGGTGTGTATCGTGGGAAAGGTGTGAAACAAATTTATGCTGACTCAGGCGGTCTACAAATGATCACCTTGGGCAAGACCATCACACCTCAATTGAAGCAAGATGTGTACAACAATCAAGGAATGTATTCAGATTGTGCCATGAGTTTCGATGAGATTCCTGTATCAATGAAGGGATCACGTTCATCACGGTCTGATACATCTAGCAAATATTTTGACAGAGAAAAATTCGAATGGTGTGCTAAACAATCAGGACGAAATATTCGTGACCAGATTGAAACGTTCATTAACATGAAATCCGATGCCCGTCCATTCTTTATTGCTCAAGGCAATGATTTAGATAGTTATGTGAAATGGACAGAATTGGCATTGGAACAAATTCCTCAAGAACTTCATTCACACATTGGCGGCGTGGCATTAGGTGCTGTTGCCTTGGGTACAGGCACACTTGAAGATTGTAAGCGTGCATTCTATTACACACAATTGCCATTATCTAAAACAACACATCATTTCCATTTGCTGGGTGTGGGATCAGTATCACGATTACTTCCTGTGATTGCGCTTCAACATCATGAAGTGTATGCCAACACCACAATCAGTTATGATAGCACAACTCACACCTCTGGTGTTCAAATGGGGCGGTATTATGGTCCTGACTGTCAATGGATCACTCCCGGCAGAGCATATCTAGATGAATCCACTGGAGAGTTTGCTGCTGATAAATTTAAAGATTACTCGTTCATTAATGCTGACATTCGAAAGCATGTTACTGATTACATTGTTGAGGATAAATTTTTCCAAGAAGCAATGAATGTACCTGTTCGGAAATATCAAAGCCTTCACAACGGCGAATTTCTGCCTCCTATCGAAGCATTTAGTGCATTCTTTGTGGGAAGTACCATGAATTTCATTCGGCATGTTGATCAGGTATCACAAAACTTTGAACATGCACACAGCGTTGTTGATGAACAAACATTTGGTGTGATGAATGATTTTCGTAATGTGAAAACGCGAGAAGATTTTGAATACTGGTTGCATCATGCTGGCAGCAGTTTAGATAGCTCACCCATTGAAGATGGCCAACCATCCAGCCTCCCGGAGGATTTTTAATGATCTTACGATATATTGAAGTGACATTTCAGCGAGAAGGGGTTCACAAATATCCCGCTGCATTAGAAGATCCCAAGTTGGCGGCAGTCCGGTTTCTAGGATATCCACATCGACATATTTTTCATTTTCGGGTTCGTGTAGCAGTGAGTCATAATGACCGTGACATTGAATTCATCCTGTTTAAGCGTGAGTTGGAATCATTATACAATGATAATTTATTTTTTCTAGATTACATGAGTTGTGAAATGATTGCAGAGCAGTTGATTGGATACATTTCCAAGGCATATCCTGGTCGTTATATTGAAGCAAGTGTAAGTGAAGATGGCGAGAATGGTGCAGTATTGAAATATCATCCCCATGAGGACATCACCATATGAAAACTGTTTGGATAGTTCCCATTGAACCCATTGATCAACGATACACGAAACAATGGTATGACAACATTCCAGAAGATTTACGAAAGTTGAATGTTGCAATTCGTAATGTTGATGGTCTTATCAATGAAGGAACCCAAACAACTCAAGGCGCATTTTTAAATTTTGCATTCACCAATGCATACAAGGCAGCACAAATTCAAGCCATTGCTCTGGCATTTCAACATGGTGAAGTGAAGTCAGGTGATAAATTTCTAGTAACTGATGCATGGAATTTCGCCATCACATCCATTCGGTACATGAGTGATTTGTTAGATGTTCCTGTGGAAATTCATGGCATTTGGCATGCGGGCAATTATGACCCATCAGACATTCTTGGGATGAAGATGACTGGTTCATGGGCGCCTCATGTGGAAAGAAGTTGGTTTCATGCATGTGATTACAATTATTTTGCAACTGAATTTCACAAAAATATGTTTTTGAAAAATTTGCAAATAGAAGAAACACATCATGCCAAGGCAGTACGCAGTGGCCAACCCCATCAAGCCATTGTGTTACCGTTGTTGAAGTATGCATCATATCCGAAAAAAGATGTAGTGATTTGGCCTCATAGATATAATGCCGACAAACAACCCGCAATTGCTGAACAGTTAGATATGGTGATCACTCAAAAAATGAATTTAAATAAAGATGACTATTATTCTTTATTAGGGTCTGCCAAAGCAATGTTCAGTTGTGCATTACATGAGAATTTAGGTATTAGCATGATGGAAGGATGTTTGGCAGGAGCTATTCCTATTGTTCCTGATAGGTGTAGTTATGCTGAAATGTATTCCAAGAAATTTAAATATCCTTCTGAATGGACAAGTTCATTAGACAATTTCGAGAAATATAAACATCTTGTCATTGACTTTATACATGACAAAGTAGTAAATTACAATGAGTACTATGATGATCTTGAAGCGCAGCGTGGTGTGTTAATTCAACAGTATTTGACACCTACAATCATGTATCGCAATCTTGTGAGGTAATTATGAAATTCTATTCTACAAAGACATTTGGAAATGATCGTGGATTGAGTTGTGCTTTTCGGCAATGGAGAGCTGATTCACATTGCAATCTACTACATGGTTACAGTCTAGGCTTTCGTTTCATTTTTGAAGCCGACACACTGGATGATCGAAATTGGGTGTATGATTTTGGAAATACTAAATGGATCAAAGAATATCTTGATCACACCTTTGATCACACCTTGGCGGTGTCTGAAGATGACCCCAAGCTAGACATGTTTAAGCAATTGGAAAATGCAGGAACATGTGATCTTCGAATTCTTCCAGCTGTCGGGTGTGAACGATTTGCAGAAATGGTGTACACAGACATTTCACAGCGAGTCCACGATGAAACACAACGGCGTGTGCGATTGAAATCGGTGGAATGTTTTGAACATGGAAGCAATTCTGCCATCTTTGAAGGTTAAATGAAAATCGCCATTATCACAGATACACATTTTGGCGCAAGAAATGATTCCTCATCGTTTGATGAATTTTTTAAAACATTTTACACCGATGTGTTTTTTCCCTATCTAGAAAAAACAGGTATCAAAACGGTATTTCATTTGGGTGATGTGTTTGACAGGAGAAAATACATCAACTTTAATACGTTACGATCCTGTAAAAAATATTTCTTTGACCCCTTGCATGCACACGGGGTTGATATGTATGTGATCCCAGGCAATCATGACACCTATTATAAAAACACCAATGATGTGAATTCAATAGATTTACTATTGCGTGAATATGATAACATCAACGTGATTGAACGTCCTTCTGTGATGACATTTGATGATCGGTCATTTACATTTGTTCCTTGGTTGTGTGCTGACAATTATGTTGAATCCATGCAAGCCATTCAGCAGCCAGGTGATATTTGTGTAGGACATTTTGAGGTTGCTGGTTTTGATATGTTTCGGGGTGTGAAGAATGATGGGGGCATGGACAGAAAACTTCTCCAGCAATATTCCATGGTGTTGACAGGACATTTTCATCATCGAAGCACCGACGATAACATTTATTATCTCGGCAGCCCGTATGGGTTCACGTGGTCCGATTATGGAGATGATCGCGGATTTCATGTCTTGGATACCAAGACGCGAGATTTGGAATTCATTCAGAATCCCAATAATATTTTTCACAAAATATACTATGATGATAGAAAACCTTTGCCTGATCCTTCGCAGTTCCGAAAGGCATGCGTAAAGGTGATTATCACGAATAAAAATGATTACGCAAAGTTTGACAAATTTGTTGACGCACTATATATTAATGAAGTGTATGAATTGACAATTCACGAAGATTTTTCTGAATTTGAATCGGACGCATTGGAAAATGAAAATGTGAACATTGAAGATACCATGACCTTGTTGTCCGAATATGTGGACTCAGTGGAGTCGGCCAAGGACAAGGACAGGTTGAAAACCTTGCTGAAAACATTATATGTTGAAGCCCAGCATTTATCAGAATAATGTTATGAGGACATAATATAATGGCCATCATCTTTGAAAAAATTAAATGGAAGAATTTTCTGTCCACAGGAAATTCCTTCACGGAAATACAACTCGACAAACATCCCACCACATTGATTGTGGGAGAGAATGGCAGTGGAAAAAGCACATTGTTGGATGCTGTGTGTTTTGCTTTATTTGGAAAACCCTATCGGAATATCAATAAGCCCCAGCTTGTAAACACCATCAACAATAAAAATTGTTTGGTTGAAATTGAATTCACGATTGGCACCAAGAAGTATACAATCATCCGAGGGATTAAACCTGCCATCTTTGAGATATGGGTGGATGGAACATTGCTGAATCAAGATGCTGCCAGCCGTGATTATCAAAAGTATCTGGAAGACAGCGTGTTGAAATTGAATTTCAAGTCATTCACACAAATTGTCATTCTAGGGTCAGCGTCATTCACGCCCTTCATGCAATTGCCTGCAGCAGCTCGGCGCGAAGTGATTGAAGATATTCTGGATATTAAAATTTTCAGTTCCATGAATGTTGTGTTGCGAGAAAAAATATCTGAGTTGAAAAGTAAGTTGGTGGATGTTGAGAATAAAATCACTATTGCAAAAAACAAAGCAGAAATACAACAGGATTACATCAAGACATTGCAGGATGATAGAACAGCAAGAATCACAGACATCTTACACAAAATTCAAGAAACCCAATATGAAAATATTGAAAAGCGTAATACTCTTGCCATGCTTGATGATGATCGGTCTAGGTGTATTACTTCTATTACAGATTCACATCATATCACAGACAGCATACAATCAATTTTACAGCAAATACAAAGTTTCGAAATAACATCATCTAAAATCAATAAAGAAATTTCTTTCTATCATGATAATGATACTTGTCCGAAATGTAAACAGGGCATTGAACATGATTTTAAAAAGGTGATTATCAATGATCATGAAAAAGAATTGCATGACATAGACGCCACACTTGCCAAGATTGAAAATGAAAAGCAGGCACTTGATGCACGATTGAAAGAAATTGGTATCATCAACAAGGAAATTTCCAATCTCACTGACAACATCAATTCATTGAAAAATGAAATTGCATCCAATGAACGATATGCTCAACGGCTTGAATTGGAAAAAGCAGATGTGAGTCAGAAAGTAGGAAACATTGAAGTTGAAAAAGAAAAATTACGAGACTTGGCAAAAGAGACATTGACCGTGGTGAAGGACCGTGGTGATCTGCATGAAACAAGCCATTATTATGATATCGCTGCTATTCTATTGAAAGATTCAGGGATTAAAACGAAAATCATCAAACAATATCTGCCTGCCATAAATAAACTTGTAAACAAGTTTTTAACTGCCATGGATTTTTTTGTGCAGTTCACATTGGATGAGAAATTTGATGAGAGTATTAAGTCGCGGTATAGAGATGATTTCAGCTATGCTAGTTTCAGTGAAGGAGAAAAGCAAAGAATTGATTTGGCCTTACTTTTCACCTGGCGTACCATTGCGCGGCTTAAGAATAGCGCTAGCACTAACCTGCTTATACTTGATGAAGTATTTGATAGCAGTTTGGATAATAGCGCGACTGATTTGGTGATGATGTTGTTGAACACAATAGGTGAAGAAACCAATGTCTGGGTGATTTCACACAAGGGTGACCAACTGTTTGATAAGTTTAAAAACGTTGTGAAGTTCACTAAAAAACAAAATTTTTCTGTGATTGTTTAATAAATATGGAGGATACTATGACTTGGAATATTGATGATTTAAAATTGATTCATTTTGCTGATCAAGTGATGACAACCAAGCCCCCTCTTTTTGATTTTGAAAAAGAAGGAGTGGAGAAAGCAGAAGAACTCACAGATGTACTGCATAAGAAAATGTTGCAATTGAATGGCTTTGGATTGTCTGCCAATCAAGTTGGAATTCCTGTTAGGATGTTTGTGTTTGGAAATGCAGACCAACGATTTGCAATATTCAACCCCACTGTGGTGGGTGTAAGCAAAGAAGAAAGTACAATGGAAGAAGGCTGTCTGTCATTTCCCGAATTCTTTCTTACTCTCCGTCGCCCTGAGAAGGTTACCGTTGACTATCAAAATGAAAAAGGTGAAACACAGCTTAAAACATTCTCAGGTGTTGCTGCTCGGATCATTCTACATGAGTATGATCACATGGAAGGAATCAATTTCACCTATCATGCATCCAATTTCAAGTTGAAGTACACCTTGGGGAAGATGGCTAAAAAGCAAAAGAAACTTTTACGCAGGACAAAATATGGTAAATAATTTCGACTTTGGATTCACGTTTGAAGATAATGAACCAGCTAGTTCACCCACGCCTGCATCTGGTGATGTGGAATTTCGAGATGAGTTGTTATCAAAAATTTCCACGCTTGAACAAAAGTTCAACAACACTGATATTGATAAGCTAGTAGAAGAACATAAGGAATTGTTAAAGATTGAAGCTAAATCTAAATTGCAAGAAATCGAAAATCTCATCCTTCCCCTTCTTTACAATTTGCAAAAGAATCCTGACAAGGAATATATTCATTGGCCTAATCGTAAAGACATTATACAAAAACAAATTGATAAAATCCTTGAGGTCACTGAATACTATGACTGAAAAAAATTTCGAAAGTGGTTGTTTGATGAATGCATTCACCGATCGACCGCTTGCAAAGGTTCATAAATTTTATCTGTCAGGTGAGATAAAAGCCCCTTCCGAGTATATCTCTTGGTTTGAAGTCATTCGGAACAGTTCAGAAAATGATGTAATTAGTATACACATCAATAGTTACGGTGGGGATTTATTCACCGCCATTCAATTTATGCGAGTGATGGCTGAAAGCAAAGCCAGCCTTGTGGCATCTGTTGAAGGGGCATGTATGAGTGCCGCCACAATCATCTTTTTGTCGGCAAAAAATTGGGAAATTAGCAATCACTCCATGTTCATGTTTCATAATTACCGTAGTGCAACCATAGGCAAAGGCGGCGAGATGTATGACAACATCATGCATGAACGTAAGTGGAGTGAAAAACTTTGGCAAGATGTGTATGGTGGGTTCTTATCGTCACCAGAAATTAAGAACATTCTTGATAACAAGGATATTTGGATGACGGGAGAAGAAGTTACCAAACGATTGCATACCAAGTTTAGCACAAAAACACCAAAGACACCAAAGAAAAAGACTCCAAAATCCAAGAAAACCACCAAACCCCGTAAGGCAACAAAATGATAAGTTGTTGATTTTACAGCACTTACGCGGCACTTGACAAATTGATGTTCAGGAGTTACATTTAATATGTAAGCCCTGAACATCAACTGTTTCTATGAGGTGGGTATGAACGTACTAAACACCAGTAAAAGCACATTGGGTAAGCTACTGGCAGCAGAAAACATCCGAATTGAGCATCGTCAGGTGCGTGGACCATATTTCGATGTTCAGGAAAGGACATTGGTGCTTCCTATTTGGAAGGATGTCACCTCTGATTTGTATGACCTGATGATTGGTCATGAAGTGGGACATGCACTATTCACTCCTGCGGAAGGATGGCTGGAAAAGGCAAAGGAACAAGGTGGCCGTTTCAAACAGATTCTCAACCTGGTTGAAGATGCACGCATTGAAAAGAAAATGAAGCGAAAGTTCCCAGGTCTGGGTCGCCCCATGTACAATGGGTACACGGAGCTGGTGAATCGCGGATTTTTTGGATATAGCATGGATGAAATGAAGGGGTTGTCTTTTCTGGATCGTATGAATGTGCATTTCAAGCTCGGCGCCCGAGCTGGCGCAACATTCAATGATGAAGAACAATCTCTCATTGACCGAGTGGCCTTGGCTGAAACTTGGGATGATGTGCTGAATTTGGCGCAGGAATTGTTTGATGTGGCACAAAAAGAAAATGATGATTTGCAAACGGCGTTTGATGAAATCATGAACAATCTGGATGACACCGCAGCAGGCGACGGTGAATCAGGTGAGTCAATTGAAAAGCTCATTGAAAATCTTCGCAATAATGGTCGCGAGGATCTTGCCGACCAGCTGGAGAAGGCGTCACAGGAAATGCAGGAAAAGATCATGGAAAAATTGGAATCTCGGTCAGGTGATGCTGGAGCTGATAATTCTCCTGAATCCTTGACTCAGAATTCACTAGAGAAAAATTCTGAAAGGCTGATTGACGATACAGCATATCCTTCAACATATGTCACCATGCCGGATCTGGACACCAAGAAATTTGTGGTGCCGGCACATGTGCTGCATGCTGGTATGCATTTTTCACCGTTCGTGATGAGTAAGCGAGAGGAAGTGTACACCAACTTCATGTCAAGCACCAAGAGTTACATTTCCTATCTGGTGAAGGAATTTGAGCTTCGTCGGAACGCTGCACAGTTTGCCAAGGCAAAGGTGAGCAAAACAGGTAAGCTCGATATTAATAAAATATGGAAATATCAGATTTCTGAGGATCTGTTTCTGCAATCCACCATCGTGCCCAATGGAAAGAATCATGGCATGCTGATGCTAGTTGACATGTCCAGTTCAATGGATAATTGCATTGCAGGCACCATTGAACAGCTGGTGTCTCTGGTGTTGTTTTGCCGAAAGGTGAATATTCCATTTGATGTGTATGGATTTTTTGACACGGGATACACGGACGATGAAATTGAGTATTTCAAATCCATTGGATGGAAGTCCCTGGTCACCATGGATCATTGGAAGAATTCTTGCACCAGTTTTGATTCCACTGATCGTAACAGTGATGCAAAAGGTGATCTTCAAATTTCAAATGAAAGGTTTCGCCTGAAACAATTTGTACACTCGGGCATGCGCATTGGAGAATTCAATAATGCCATTAAGAATCTTCTTCTTACAGCAGAAGGATTTCGCCGCGGCTCACACCGGTATTATTCTGGACATGCTCAGGAATTTTCAATTCCAAAGAACATGTATTTAGGGGGTACGCCGTTGAATGAAAGCATTCTGGTTCTTCGAAAGTTGGCTGAACAATTCAAGGAGAAGCATCGTGTTGAAGTGTTGAACACCATCATCCTCACGGACGGTGAT